CGTTGCAGCCCAGGGATGCGGCACGGTCGGCCATCTCTCTGAGGGCTGTATCCTTAGCCTCGCGGAGGGTGCTTTCGTAAGAACCGCTTCTGCCGCCGATTACATCACGGACACTGGCAAAGAAATCCTTTACAAAGTTGGTACCGATGATGGTTTCGCCGGTCACTACGCCACGGTATTCACGGATAGGGTGGCCTTCTATGGTTGGAGTTGTACTTAAAATCATAACGTATGTTCTAAATAATTGAAAATTAAAAACTTATGCAGACTGCTTTTTCCTTGTGCAGTTTTTATTCAGGTTTTTCACGATTTCGGGCGTGAAGCCAGTTGCATAGAACTCTCCCGAGCCAAGGAGCAGCCAGTATGGGTTGATGTGGTAGTCACGGACTAAGAACTGAACCCATGACGGACGGAAACGACCGTAGTACTCGGCAGGCTCGTCTCGCAGGGACATGATGTTCCAGCGGTTGAGACCATACCGGTCTGTTATTGTCTTCAGACCGCCAATGCAACCATCAGCCTTCAGGCGGTCGATGGCAGAGAAGAAACGAACTACTATATCCACATCAGCGGACATCAGATTTTTATCTTCCATAATCTTTCTGTTTTTGATAGGCACGACTGAAAACGCTTTCCAGCCTTGCCCGATGGTTATTCAATCTTTGCGACCAGTCCTGCAACTGAGCCAGCGTTGGGCGAGAAATCAGCAGCCCATCCACCTCGGAAGGGGTGAGCACTGGCAGGTATTCCTCGTAGGCAAGAAGGTTATAAATCGTAATAAGTGTATTCGACATCAGCGTCAACCCATTTATATATTACTCTTTTGAATCCAAGTTTTTTAAGTGTATTCTCTATTTTATCTTCGAAATCTTTTATATTTCTATTTGCAGCAAATACTCCACCGATGAAGGTTATTGTTTTTCCGTTTCCCTTGACTTTAATATCATCTTCCCAAAGTTTATCGCCAAGAGTCTTTATGTATCTTTTGCGCAATTTAGGCTTTGCTTCCTCCATAATCTCCGCACGTCTTTTCACGCAATAATGGCGAAGAGAAGAAAGACGCTCGTTTGCATCAAAGTATTGTTTCATACTATCCACACCATTATCGTATGTTTTGTAATTATCGTATTGGTTGACGTAGAAGCCAATTCCGTTAACGTCCGCTTTATTAATTTCCTCATCAAGCACTTTAAATTTAGATAACTGAGCCGAGTCGCGACTTGCTACAGAAATTAACTTGTCATACCATTCTTTTGAGCCTGCAATACTTTCTTTCTGCTCTTTTTCGGCATTCGATGAAGCGGTCATTCCTTCATTCGTATTGCTATATGCAATAGCACCTAGTATGAAGGCAACAAACATACCAAGGATGGCATACTTCCTTTTTTGCAGATTCTCGGGAAAGAAGAACATAATCTTCTTAGGTAAGACTATTGCAACCATAAAATAGAGAGCCGCAATCATTGCGACATTTGAAATAAATTCAGCCATATTACTTTTCTTTTAGATGATTAATATTTCTTTCGTAGAACTCATTCCAAGCCTTTTTCTTGATGAAGACGAAGAAGAGCAGCAGCCCTAGGGCGACCATCAGCAGGTTCAGCGGCTTCCGCAAGACCCCGAACCCGAAGGAGCGCTGGAAGTCGATGCAGAACGAAATCAGCACTCCGTAGGTAGCGAACGCTCGATGAACCCAGCAGAACCCATAGGCTAGACTGACAATGATCCAGGCGATGAACCCGAACAGCGAGCAGTCGAATATCCACTCGGTGAGCTTTGCCCGATAGCCTAATGAGAGCAGGGTGCAGTGCACCAGCATCATAAACGCACCCACTGGAGGGATGATGCCTATTATCAACCTGCTGGCTTTCCATAGCCAGCTTTTCCCGAGAGCGGCAAGAAGAACCTTCTCCTTCCGCTCTATGAAATCCTCATCTTTCATCGTTACTTAGAATTTTAGTTGATATTGTACCTGGAGCGAGAACTAAAGTTCACGCAGCCACTTCTGACCTTTCTTTGATTTCAAGAAAATGCCGAATGCAATGGTCATTCCCAATGCCATCACGTTAAATAACAAGAATGCATCCATAATCTTTATTTTTTAAATTTCATTATATAATTTGCAAGGTACGCAAGTGATGCGCCACAAGCCACACCCGACACCAAGCAGACTTGATGAACCGCCTGCAATGGGTCACCAGTTAGTAGAGGAGACAGACCACCGACAGCAACGCTTCCGTACATCATTTTCGAGCAGTCGTACAGATACCCAGCCAAGAGCTTTCTTCTGTCCGTCTCCCTATCGTCTGTTGTTTTTTGACTAACCATATTTTTTCATTTTGCAAAGTTACTAAATTATTTTTGCCCGACAATGGCAAGCAGGGTTTTTACTTGACTTTGCAGGAACTCATTCTGTTCTCGCAGCAGTTTATTCTCAGCAGCCAAGGCAGCATCACTACCTATTGACTGAGAAACGTTGGAACTGTTCGAGCCATTGACGTTTGAACCGATAACAGCCTCTTCCATCTCAGCAGGGAGGGGAGGGGCGCATCTGTCGATGATTGCCTTTATTGCAGATATAAAGTCCGATTTCAGACTTTTAGCCTTTAACTTGCCATTCAGATTTTGTGGGCTTGTGCCCAGTTCTTCGGCAACAGAAGCAAGAGATAACCCTCTCTGCTTCAAATATGTTTTCATTTCTTCACCAGTCATAGTTAATTCTAAATAAATTAAAACTAAAGTAAACAATTTATAAATATAAACACAAATGTTTGTGAATATAAATATTTTATTGTATCTTTGCAAACGAATTAAGAAACGAGTTTAAAAACTCATTTGCAAAGATAAAGAAAATAATTTAAAATACAAATAAAATGGGAGAAAATTTTAATTATGATTTCAGAACCCCACTGCAGAAGCAGCAGGACGAAAGAAAGAAGAACATCATAGCGATGTTTGCAGATTTCCGAGCAAAAGCACCTGCCGAGACCTCAGACAGCAGAATAATGCTCGCAGTATCACAGCGTGTTGGTTGCACCCAGCAGAACGTGCGTGTTATCCTCATAAAGGCTGGATTGATAACACCTAAGAAGAGACGTGCAGCCGTGCGCAAGTAATCAAGTGGAACCATTAAACATTCAGCGTATGAAGAAGTTTATCGAGATTATCACAAGTGACGAAGTATTATCCCTGGTAATTGTCACCATGTTAGTAACTTTAATCTTTTGGAGGGCTTAATATGACGAACGAAGAACCAAAGGTAGCAGACGCAGGCAGATACACCATGACAGAAACCTGCAAGGTACTGGGCATCCATCGCAACACCCTGCGCAGATGGTTGCAGGCTGGTAAGATTAAGGTCAAGTTCCGCAGAATCGACAACCGCAAGGTTTTCGAGGGCAGCGAGATTAAAAAAGTCTGGAGGATTGCCCTATGATGAATGCCTACGAGAAAGTAAATCATAAAGAAGATGGAAAGGTTGATAAAGGTAATGGATAAGTATTTGAAGGAAGCTGTCGCTGATTGGAAGAAGAATGTTCTGACCCTCACCATTGACAAGCAATGGTTCGACATGGTAGTATCGGGCGAAAAGAAGGAAGAGTATCGTATTATTAAAGGTTATTGGGCAAAACGACTTCTTTTAGTTCGCTCAGAACTTGAAGAGCCATTCAGTAAACTAGACAAGGATTTGTCCGAGAAATGGGATAGCATAAGTCCCGAAATGGCTAAGTATTGTTTTAATAGCCCATACTATAAAACTATTCCGTTTACCCACGTCCTCTTTATCAACGGCTACCGCAAGGATAGTCCACGTATCGAAAAGGAGATTGAGAGTATCACCATCGGCAAGCCTAGGAAAGGCTTATGCCCCGACAAATGGCTTGATACTGAGTTTTTCATCATTAAATTCAAGTAGAGTATGAGAAGACTACTTAGCAAGAAAGTATATAAGGTAGAACGTCTTTGTTATTAAAAGAAATATTTAGCATTATGAAACCAAGAATTATCAAACAATGCGAAGAGGCAATGTACGATGCCATCTGGCTGGAGTTAGACCGTGATCCACAGCGACCAGCGGTCGCAAGGGTAGACATCAAGACAAAGGCAGGCGACATTTCAGTCTGGTGCGACAGAACCGGGAACGTAGCGGTCGTGACGCACAAGAACAGCAACAACGACAGCGAGCGGCTGGAGGAAGCCATCGAGGGCTGCGTCAACTATCAAGACGTTATGGATGATTGGCTGGAAGAGAACAGCCAATACGCAGACCAAGACCCGATGGACGCCTTCGAGGAAAGCAGGCTCGACAGCCTTATGGCTCAACTGGTTTGACTACGATGTTAAACAATTATTATATGGCTCCCTGCAGCGGCAGGGCAAAGGGCGCACGCAAAACTCATTTTTCAAGGTTATCTAAAATTAGTTGTTTTTACCATGCAATAATATGCGGAAACCGAGCGTGCGCCCTGCAACGGAAGGGCATCCGCCAGCAGCAGGCAAGGGTGGGGTAGCAATCAACTGGGGTTCGAATCCCCAGCCTTCCACTAGAGTTAATGAACAATAAGTCGAACAATAAAAAGAACGAATTATGGAAAATGAAATTATCAATGTGAGCGGTGGCGAAATGCTGGAAGCTATCAACCGCTCGGAGATTGACGGACAGATTGCCACAGCGCACAAGTTCCCGAGAGACATCATGCAATGCAAGCAGAACATGGTAGCACTGGCAGCGATGGACGATGATGTTGCATACAATTGCTTCTATCACCTAGAGCGCAAGGGCAAGGATGGTCAGGTATCGGTTATTGAGGGTCCTAGCGTGAGATTTACAGAAATTATTTCTGCATGTTGGAAGAACCTGCGCATCGCGGGTCGCATCATCGCAAACGATGGCAAGACCATTACAGCGCAGGGTGTTTGCCACGACCTTGAGAGCAACGTTGCCTACTCCGTTGAAGTGAAGCGCAGCATTCTGACATCGAAGGGCTACACCTTCTCGCAGGACATGCAGGTGGTAGTTGGCAATGCAGCCGTGGCGATTGCCCAGCGTAACGCAATCTGCAAGGTCGTACCGCAGGTATTGATTGCAAGCGTTGTGAAGGAAGTGCAGGCGAAGGCACTCGAGCACATAAAGCAGACTGGCGTCAAGAGCCAGTGGAAGAGCTGTGTAGCCTGCTTCCAAGCCTATCAGGTAACAGACCTTATGCTTCTTGACTACCTGGGCAAGAAATCAGCCGAGGAAGTCACAGCAGAGGACATTCAGAAGCTGGCTGGTGTATACAACGCCATCAAGGAAGGCACGACCACCGTAGAGGAGACCTTCAAGAAGCCAAAGCAGCAGGAAACCATCGCACAGCAGGCGCAGGCAGCAGCCGATGATGCCAAGAATAAGGCGCAGAAGGCTATGAACCGCAGCCAAGGCAAGACTGGCACAGCAGCGAAGAAATAGTTTTAGTTTATAAAGTTATAACGTTAAGCCCGAACCGCCACGGCACAACCTATGGGGTGGGCTCCCATCACAACCTACCAAGGGAAGCCGTGGCAACTTTTAAACATTCAGTAAAAATTATGGCAGAAAAAGAAAACAATCAGAGACACAAGAGTACCATCGACAAGTACTTCAGTAGAACCGCAGACGCTTACAAGGCATGGGCAGAGGAAGACGAGGAAGAAAGAAACTATCTGCAGGTTGCAGCAGAGACGACTGGAGACACAGACGAAAACGGAAACAAAGGTTTCGATTTCCATATTGCCTATTCCGGAAAAGCCGATATCCTCGCAAGTGGACTTGTGCATTCAATGAAGAGGGATGAATTCGTTCGTCAGCTTATCATTGGAGCAGCGAAAATGTATTATACCGCAAACATAAAAATAAAAGACAATGAAGCAGATAATTAAATATAAAAGCAGAGAGGAGTGGTTGCAGAACCGCTCGAAGGGAATAGGAGCATCAGAGGCAGGCACAGTACTGGGACTGAATCCCTGGGAGACACCATACCAGCTTTGGCGAAGGAAAAAGGGTATCGACCCACCAAAGGTTGAGAACTTTGCGATGGTTGCAGGACACCTGCTGGAGGATGCTGTGGCGCAGTTCTTCAAGCGAGAGAGCCACTGCCACATCATCAAGGCGAGCACGGACGACTACACCATCACGAACACCGATACTCCGTATCTGAGAGTAAGCCCAGACCGTACCTTTTGGAGAGTCTCTGCAACGCACAACGAAGCGAGCAAGAGCATCCTCGAGTGCAAGACCACGCAGATGCAGATAGATGCAGACGACCTCCCGAAGCATTGGTTCTGCCAGCTACAGATGAACCTCGGAGTGGGCGAATACAAGGACGGAGCACTTGCCTGGCTGACAGCAGGCAGGGAGTTCGGCTACCGTGACATAGATTTCGACCCCGAATTTTTCGGATGGATGCGTGACGAGATAACCAAGTTTTGGCTTGACTACATCGTGGGCAACCAAGAGCCACCTGCATACAGCGCACAAGACGTTCTCCTAAAGTCTCCTCTCCATGTAGCTGGAAAGGAAGTGACCGCAACGAAGGAGATACTCGAACAGATTGCTAGGCTCAAGGAACTCAAGGTTCAGAACAAGAAACTGGAGACCGAGCAGGATGAGATTGAGGACAACTTGAAGCTGTTCTTCGGGGACGCAGAGAGCATCGTGGACGGAAACGGCAAGACGCTGGCAACGTGGAAAGCACCGAAGGCAAGTGAGAAGTTCGATGCCAAGGCTTATCTTGAAGACCACCCTAAAGCGTGCGCCAAGTACATCAAGCAGGTGCAGGGAGCAAGAAGATTACTCATCAAGTAAATTTTCAAGCTTATGATGCACCAAGTATCGACAACAGACATCAAGGCGATTGTGGGCTACCTGGAAGCCTACATCGCCAAGATGAAGACAGAGCCACGACTTCTCAGTACAAGGGAAGTCAACCAGACTCGCAGGGCTACAGTGTTAAAACGGAAGCTGGAAAAGAAACTATCATTATCAGAATAAAACATCATGAGTGATTCATTTATCATATACACATCATATTTAAAAATCTTCGAGCAACTGACCGATGCACAACTCGGGCAGCTAACAAGGCACATGCTTTCTTTTGCTAAGACTGGCGAAGAACCTAACATTGAAGATCCTATCGTTAAGTTATCATTCGCATTCATCAAAGATGATATGGAGCGAAATAAGCGTAAATACGAAGAAAAGTGCGAGCGTCTCCGGGCAAATGCACGAAAACGCTGGGATAATAAAAAACAATTGGATGCAGAAGCAGGTGAAGGCATGCAAAAGCATACAGACGTATACAAAAGCATGCAAATGCATGCAAATGCACAAATTGCAATGCATAATGATAATGATAATGAATATGTAAATGATAATGTTGATGATAATGATGTTTCTAAAGAAACAGATATAGAACCTTCTAAAGAAGCTTCTATGCAAAGTTTTTCCGAGAAAAACGTTTGCGCTGCAGAAGAACCGCAAAAAAGTTCTGAGAAGAAGAAATCCAAGAAAGGCGAAATCGACTACGCAGCCATCAAGGACTACTGGAACGAGCAGCACGACAAGACCAACAGCGCAATGCGAAGGCTGACGCTGATGACGGACAACCGCAAGGAGGCAATCAGAGGAAGGCTCAAGGACTGCAAGGGAGATATTTCCAAGATTTACCTGGCAATCGACAAGGCTATGGCTAGCGACTATCTGAACGCAGGGCATTCCTGGGCATCATACGACTGGGTAATGACAAGGAAGTATTTCCCGAAGGTGCTGGAGGGCAACTACGACAACACCAAGCCAGCAGCAAGCCAGCAGCCGCAATCGGCAGCAGCCAGGGCGCAGGATCCAGCGGCAACGGCAAGACCGAGCATCGGGGAACTCTACGAGCAAGCCAAGCACCTGCAGCCAGCGAGCCAGCAGAGCCAAGACAGCAAGTTCCGGTGGGTAATCCAGCAGAACCTTGCAGACTTGAAGAAGAACCCGAACAACAAGCCTGCAAAGGATTCGCTGACAAGATACTACGAGAAGGGAGTTCTACAGCGGCTTGGTATTGACTGGAAGCCCGAAAAATAACGGATGAGGGCAAAAATAGCCGCTCTGGGACGTTTTCACGCTTCGGACGGTAAATTATAAGGCAAACAGATTTTAAACACTTAAAACGAAAGAATTATGGCAGAATACAATAATCAGAGCATTGACATCGACTTAGAGGATATGTTTGACAATTTATCGGATAAAGACCAGGTGGAGTTCTTGGTCGACATGTTCAGAAACTTACCAGGGGAAGAAGAAAGAGCGGATGTGGTAAAGGATAATATGTGGTATCTCGAAGACGATACTGCTGCCGACATCATTACCGACACATTCGATAGAATGAGCAGTTCAGACCAAAAAGAGATTGCCGAGCGCATCGCAGACGCACTGACATCTGGGCAGCGTGAAGCACTTGCCGAGTACATCAAGGAGGGATAGATATGAAGAAAATCAAAAGTAAGAAAGTTCAGGACTATGTTATGAACGACATGGTGTTCAAGGTTGATATGCCAAGGCTATTGAAAGAGATAGCAGAGTGTTCGAAAAGCACTCCTTATCCTGTGACTTTTACGATTTTGGCACGTGTGCTTGGAATACTTGCAGAAAGGGCTGTTGAAATAGATGACCCTGCGTTAAACATCATTATGATGCATCTTGGACTTTACGAAGGGGTGCATGATAAGAACGCAAGTAAGGTTATATCTAGATTACGCAAGTTAATTACTGATAATCAAAAATCGGGGGAATAGCCATGAATGAATTATTTTTCCACGAATGCAGAGCCGCAGGGCTCGTATTCAAGACATCGAATGATTGGTTAAAGTGGCTGACCGATAACGGCTACGACATCAAGAAGCCGGTTGCAGAGCATGAAGGCTTCCAGTACAACATCAAGGATGAGTGCATCAATCCTAACGTAATCGAGTATGCCTTAGAGGGTGCAGATAACTGGTGCTGGAAGGTAATGACCGCCAAGACGCAGTTCGGCTGGATATGGGGCTACAGCATTCAGAAAGGGAAGCACGGATATGACAGCCCGGCAGGCTACCCGAGTAGATATGACGCTCTCAGCATCTTCTACGGTAATGAGAAAGAAGCGGTTCAAGACGCTTTGACCTGCATCATCAGAGACCTTGAGAAGAATGCTGGAACCAAGAACACCAAATTCCTTCTCTGGGCGGCTAAGAAGAAGCGTGCAGACATCATTCATCCACAGCAGGAACTTTTTAAATAGTTATCATAAACCGTATTAGCTATGTACAGAGTTGATATAAAACTGGTCCGTGAGTGTGGTCTTCATCATCTGTCAGTTGGCGACAGAGACATCTGGCTGGCAGATGATGAGGTAAAGGCTCTAGAATGTATCCTAAAGGATTACAATGCGGACACGAACAATTTTAAACGTAGATAAATGAAAAAGATAGAAATCATCAAGGACAATCATCATCATCACGTATTCGTTGGCAACACCGACTTCTGGCTCGATACAATGGAACTGATTGAGCTATACAAGAAACTCGGACAAGAGAAATTATAAACAATAAAAAACATTCAGTATGAAACAGAGAAGAGAAAACAATAAAAACATTCAGACAATGGAACAGAAAGAGATTGATGTTTATGAGATTTTGAATGACGTAGAGTGTGGTACAGAGTTGTACACGCCAATGTGCGGAAATGTTGAGCTCCGCTACCTCCAAGACAACAAGGAAGCAGCTGAGGCAATTATTACCAACACCAATAATGGCTCAGAATACACCTTCAATAAAAACGGAAAATACGTGGAGGAAGGAGAAGTCCTGCTCTTCCCTTCTAACGAAATGAGAGACTGGAGCAAGTTCTTCAAGAAGGGAGACGTGCTGGAGTTTGCAGGCGACAAGGGAGTACAAGGAACCTGCACCTTCGAGAATTTCGAGGATGAGACGAAGACACGCTTTCTCGGAAGATTCGTCAAGGAGAAAGAATGCTTGTATTACAAGCGTGCTTCAAGTTTCCGAACAGCCGATTGGGTCAAGAGCGATGATCCAGCAGGCTATATCCGATTCGTTGAAGAGCGGCTCGGTGGCAAGTTGAACCGTGAAACTCTGGAGATTGAGAAGCCAGCGTTTGAAATCGGCAAACTTTACGTTTTTGATGAGGAAGACGAGGATGGCAATGTAACCGTTATCGGCAAGCTCATCGGAAAGAACGAAAGCAAGGACACTTTGACATTCGGAAACCAGTACGAAATTGAGACCGAGAAGTTCGTGACCGACCAAGCCTTCGACCTGCGAATCAGCGTGCACGATGAACTGCGAGAAGCAACAGAGGGCGAATATTGCACGTTCAAAGAGGCTTATACCCTCTGGGAGAAGAATGCGAAGAAACCGAAGAAACCGATGGAGCAGCCAGCCTTCAAGACCTTTGACAAAGTGCTGGTAAGGGATGAAGAAGAATGCGAGTGGATTCCAGCGTTATTTGTTCGTGACCGTGGAGAGGAAGCGAATTTTAGATATGAAGCCTTGTCTATCTACAGCGGAAAGACATCGGGATTCTCCTGCTGCATCCCATTCGAGGGCAATGAGTACCTCGCCTTCACGTCAGACCCATTCTAGGACGTATGGCGAGTGAATTATGCAAGGCTTGCGATTCCGGACGAAACTGCTTAAACGGCATCTATTGCCCGGAGCGCAAGCAATATGTAGAACATCAGGCAATAAGTGAATGCAATGAGCGATTTCGCAACAAGGGAGAAGAACAGAACGTACTACCAGGAACACCGGGAACAGATCCTCAGAGCCACAAAAGAGTGGCGAAAGAGAAACCGGGAAAAATACCGGGCGTATCAAAAGGAGTACTGGAGTAAGCACTACCGGAACTACGGTACGAAGAACCGGGTAGCCGACAGAGCGATGCGTGAAAGGAAGAAGCCGGACGTAGAGAAGGCTCTTTCTCTGTTCAAGAATCCGCAGCAGGCAGCGCATCTGGCATGGCTGCTAGAAAATAAAAAGAATAATCGGTCGTGAGTTCAATAATAGAGTTTTTAACCAGCGAGGACAGAAGGGGATAGGCTCTCATATATCGGCAACGTAATAAAGTCTTATAACATCTTGAAATTACATATAAGAGCCGGAAACGCATCTCCCGAAGTCTGACAACAAACAAAGAAAGCGAGGTGGTACATGAAGTAATGGAAAAAGAAAAATAATATTAATTATGCTTTTATCCTAAAAGCTGGCGGTGGAAGAAGGAAGAACCCTGCAACATATACATTTTGTTATTCATTTATTTTGCAAGCGCAGGCACAACTTCCGGAATCCCTGCCAGCTTTCTCTATCGCAACCAAAAAGAAGGGAAAGAAAGGGGTAGGGGAAAGATAGGGAAAATAACGCATGTGTGCACGTATATGCGCACGTGAAGGGTATTGGTTGATAAACCACACAAGCAAAACAAAATAAACGCTTATGCGTGAAATTTAAACAAAATAATTACTTTAAAGAAAAAATGGAAAAAGGAACAGTTATAATTGGAATCGACCCCGACAACCTGGAAAGCGGAGTTGGAGCAGTCTTTGACGACAAGAAGTTTCTCGCCTATAAAATGAACTTCCCGGCTTTGATAGATTACCTCAAGGCTATGAACGAGAGTTGCAAAAAGATTAAGGTCGTTATTGAAGGCGGCTGGCTCAACAAAAGCAACTGGCATGTGCTTAATCGGTTCATGACAGCAGTCAAGGCAGCAGCAATCGGACGCTCTACCGGAATGAACCATCAGACCGGAATCTTGATTGTCGAGTGCTGTAAACACTACAATATCCCCTGCGAAATCATCAAGCCATTGAAAAAATGCTGGAAGGGTAAAGACGGAAAAATCACCCAAGACGAACTTGCTTATTTTGTAAGCGCAGGACAAAAGATGTCGAGAATGAACCAAGACCAGAGAGACGCACTTCTCCTCGCATGGGTCTGTGCAGGATACCCGGTCAGAGTAATGCCGAAGAAACCGCAGACAACCCTGCAAAAGACCATCAGAGCCTTTGATGGATAAGATAAAAACGAAGTGTTGGAAAAAGTTAAAAGTGTGCAAAGAACAAACAACTAAAGCAAAAAAGTCGTATCTTTGCGCCAGTGTTTATTAGATAAGCACAAATTTCGAACTTAAAACAAGAAGAAAATGAAAACAGAAGAAATCGCACTATCGAGGGTCAGCGAGAACGAAGCGAACCCGAGAACCATAACTGAGGCGAGCTTCCAAAAGCTGGTCAAGAGCATTCTTGTATTTCCTAAGATGCTCCAGCTTCGCCCGATAGTCGTAGACGAAACCTACAAGGTACTGGGTGGGAACATGAGAACGAGGGCACTCTGCCACATCGTGAGCATGACACCCGAAAACATCAATGACGTTCTCGACACAGACCAGCGGCTGACCGATTCAGAGAAGCGGTTAACCGCCTACTACTGGAGCCTGTGGAAGGAGCAGCCAACTGCAACCATCGTTAGGGCATCAGACCTCACGGAAGGACAGAAGAAAGAATTCATCATTAAGGATAATGCTGGATTCGGAGACTGGGACACCGATGCACTGGCGAACCAGTGGAATACCGACCTCTTGAAGGACTGGGGTATTCAAGACTGGCAGCTGCAAGGGTGGATGAGTCCTGATTCATTGAAGAATGGAGAGCAGGCAGACGAGGATCAGAAGGATGCAAAGGACGATGAGTTCGATGAGGATACAGAGAAAATCCCACAGCGGTGCAAGGAATGCGAACTGTGGCAACTCGGAAAACATCGCCTTATGTGTGGTGACTCCACGGATGCAGAGCAGGTCAAGTTCCTTATGGGGGGGCAAGTGGTTAATCTGTATCTTACAGACCCTCCATACAATGTGGCTTACGGTTATGATGGCGCAGCAACAGAAGGACATCGCAAGGATGGACTGGTCGTCTTAAATGACAAGATGGACAACGATAAATTCGAGGAATTCTTGACAAACGCATTTAATGCTGCCAATGCAAATATGGAAAAAGGTGCTTCGTTCTATATATTCCACAGCGATGGCTACTCATATTGGTTTCGGAAAGCCCTTATCAATACGGTAGACCTGGAGCTGCGAGAGAATTTGGTATGGGTAAAGAACTCCATGGTATTAGGAAGGCAAGACTATCAATGGAGACATGAACCTTGCCTTTATGGATGGAAGAAGGGAGCAAGCCACAATTGGTTTAGCGACAGAAAGCAGACGACCGTTATGGAGTTTGACCGACCGACAAAGAGTGTTGAACATCCGACCATGAAGCCTATTCCACTCTTTGCATATCTTATTCAGAACTCATCGCAGGAAGGATGGAATGTCTTCGACAGCTTCGGTGGTAGTGGTACAACGCTTATCGCAGCCGAGCAGTTAAACCGCAATGCGTTCTTGATGGAGCTCGACCCACATTATTGCGATGTTATCATTGCACGCTGGGAAAAGCTGACTGGCGAGAAAGCAGTCAAGATAGACGAGTTTAAGAAGCAGGGCGAATAGTTGCGATGTGTCGGCTTTTCTCTTCAAGGTTGATAAACTACACCAGTTTGCTGAAAGAGCGGCACACACGCAAAATTCGCACAAAATAACCTCCAAGGGAGCGGAAACGAAAAAGGCAGGAGATTAACCCCTGCCCATCGCTTTAATAATACATTGATTGATGAAGTCGCTGCGGTCTTTCTTATCGACCCCTGCCAAGATGTTAGCCACGTCCTCGGTAGCACCGAAATAGAATGTTGCAGCGTATTTCTTCGTTCGCCCTGCACCCTTGCGAGCACCTCCCCAAGATTTGGAGGTAGTTTCATTCGTAGTACTCATAATGTTAAAAATTTGGTGATATGAAAATTAATTCGTAAATTTGCAAACGAAATCCCAAAGTGGGGTGGTGGTTCGAGCACCACCCCTTGGAATAATCAAAACCCTCAGAGCTCAATCGTGAAGGTTATTTTGATTTTCCAAATCCTAATCGAAATGTAAGTTCTCATAAGGCTTTGGGATTTCATTTTACTTTTCCCTCATCCTCGGAGGGTTTCAGTAAATAAGGACTCTTCCCTTATTACGTTTGCAAAGATACGAAATTTATTTGAAATATGCAAGTTTTTCAAGTAGAATTTTTATAAAAAATCAAATAAATTTCAAGGAATCAAAATATGCCACAAGGTAATAACAACAAGCATCGAGCGCAGAAAATAGACATCGAGAACCGCCTGCAGATTATCGCACCCCTATACCGCAGAGGGTGGACGGAGCGAGAAATCACGGCAGAGGTTCGCAAGCGGCTCGACAGACCGAAATACAACCAAGCGCACTGCGACATTCAGCGGTTATTGAAGGAGTGGAGGGAAGAGAGACTGACCGACACAGACGAAAAGATAACCAGCGAGGTGGCAAGGTTGAAGCTGGTGATACGTGAAGCGTGGGAAGCCTGGGAGAAATCCAAAGAGGACTACCACGAAAAGACAGCGACCCAGCAGGGACTGCCAATCGTAGATGAGCGAGGAAAGCAGATCTCTATCGAGACCGTCAAGGCGATAATGTACGATGCTGAGAAGCGAGGATTCGGAGAACCACGCTACCTCGACATCATCATCAAGGCAGAGACGCAGATCTGCAAGCTGCTCGGACTTGATAAGGTCGTGCTCGACATGAACGCAGGCTTCCAAGGCGGCATCGAGGTACGCTACATCAACTCGGGACACCAGTGTGCATCCAGCGAGCAGGAAGTAATCGAGCGTGAAGGATTGGATAAAGAATAATTTTTTACCATAATTTTGTTTTAAGTTTTATTGTTTGAAAGTATGGCACTATTTGACGTTATTGGTGAACTGTATGACCCGAATGCGGACGTGAAGCCGAGATTCCTTGTGAACCAGGGCGGCACGTCCTCGGGGAAGACATACACCATCATGCAGCGTCTTATAGTGCTTTCTTTTGAGCACTCCATGGCAATTATCACGGTGTGCGGTCAAGACCTCCCGAACTTGAAAGTGGGAGCCATGCGAGACCTCGACACCATCCTGCACTCAAGGGCAGAGTTGCTGGACTGGTTCAAGAATAACAAGAGCGACAGCAGCTACCGAGGAAAGAACGGCTCAATCATCGAGTTCAAGAGTTACCAGGATGCGCAGGACGCAAAGAACGGTAAGCGAGACTATCTGTTTGTTAACGAGGCGAACGGTGTGCCCTACGAAGTTTTCTGGCAGCTGGCAATCCGAACACGTAAGCAGGTGTTCATCGACTACAATCCAAGCGCACGCTTCTGGGTGCACAACAACATCATCGGCAGGGATGACTGCCGGCTGATCCTAAGTGACCACCGAAACAACCGATTCCTGACTGAGCAGGAGCACAAGAAAATTGAAGAGATTGACGACCCCGAACTGTGGCGAGTTTATGCAAGAGGACTGACCGGAAAGATTACCGGGCTTATCTTCACAAACTGGGGCATCGTTGACAAGCTGCCACCAAGGGAGGAGTGGAAGATGGAATGCAGGGGTATGGACTTCGGATTCACCAACGACCCAACTGCGCTGGAGCACGTTATTTTGGCACACGGAGAGTTATGGGTGGACGAAGAAATTTACCAGCCTGGAATGACGAACGATGACATCGCAGACCGATGCAAGGAACAAGGACGGACGAAACGAGACCTTATCATTGCGGATTCGGCAGAGCCTAAGAGCATTCAGGAGATACACAACCGAGGGCTGTGGATAATCGGCAGCACCAAGGGAGCGGACAGTATCAACAACGGCATCGACATCTTGAAGCGTTTTCGCATCAACATAACCAGACGCAGCCACGGCATAATCGGGAACATGCAGCAATACAAGTGGAAGAAGTCAAGGGATGGAGAGACCACGAACCAGCCTATAGACGCATTTAACCACGGCATAGACGCAATACGATACGTAGCCTTAAAGAAGTTATCCATAGCAAGCCATGGAACGGCTAGGGCGCACGTATTGAGACAATAACAACGACATAAATATAAAGCGTATGGATAAGAACACGACATTCAAGTACTGGCTGGCAGTGGCAAGGCACACCAGCTATAAAATCGGCAAGCAGCCACGACCTGCGTTTGTCGGAGGGAAACAAGTGCCCGACAATCTCAACCAGCTATCAATCGGGCAACTGATTGACCTTTCCCAGCTATCAGACAGCGAGGAAAGTCTGTATCAGATAGTGACAACCGTCCTCGGTCTGAGCCACAAGGAAGTGGAGCAGGCTAGGGCGGTTGATGTCGTTATGCTCATCGGCTGGGTAACATCAGAGGTGGAGCGCATCAACAAGCTCTTCGAGAGCACAGACACAGCGAAGCCAACGAGACTGGAGAAGGAGGCAGGCATCGATACCCTGCGTTTCGGACTGTTCGGCATGCTCGACTGGTATGCGGTAAGGATGGGCATCAGCGACCACGACCAAGTGTTGAAGACACCATGGCTTCGCATCTACAAGTGCATGGAAATGGACAACAAGAGAAGCGTGTACGAGAGGAACCTGCAGAAGTTGCAGGCAGAGGAAATGAAACGTAAATCTAGATAATTATGGCAACAATCAGAGAAACATTGAAGCAGTTGGCAGCAGACACGCTACCAGACTACACCTACCTTTTCGAGGACTGGGACACAGCGGACACCAAGCTGGAGAAACTGAACTATCCTGCAATCGTCTGCATCATCCCAGCCAGCGGCACGACAGAGATACGCAACGGCAGAGTATACGACACCGTGAACGTAGCCCTGGCGTATCTCGACACCGTACCAAGGGGAGCGGAAGGCGAAGACAACGGAGAGTGCATCGACCGAATGAAGGTGGCAGGGGCAAGGATGATACGAGCCATCAACCAGTCGCACCAGTTCGAACTATTGGAAGGGCAGCAATACTACGAGACCATCATCGAGCGTTTGAGCACGATCGTGTCGGGCGTAATGTACTCCCTTCAGCTGACACAGAGCATAGGAGGGTGTGAGGTATGAGCAAGGGAGGTATTCAATTCGACCCCAAGGCGGCATCGCTCATCATGCGTGAGGAAGTAGAGAGAGCACGGCAACTTATCATCAACCACATACGTATCAATGGACAGAACGCATCGGGGCGCACCATAGCGAGCCTAAAGGTGGAGCAGCCCAGCGAGGAAGAAACCATCCTCTGGGGACACAAGCCATTCGGAGTGCTGGAGACCGGACGAAGGGCAGGAAAGATACCGTACGGCTTCCGTAGCATCATCCGGCAGTGGATTAAAGACAAGGGGCTGCACGGCAGACCTATCCCCTACAAGACCCAGCGGCAGCACAAGTATACTCCACAAGAGCGTGGCGACATGAGCATGGCAGGAGCCATCGCCCACACCATCGCCAACAAGGGTTCTAAACTGCACCGGACGGGCGGCAGGGCTGACGTATACAGCAACGTTGTGCCCGACACGATGAAGCGGCTCGGACAGCGACTTATTTTTTTAATCCACCAGTCGGTGGGAAGTATCAAACTAAACAATGAGACGGTATGAGACAGACAGAGAACAACGGATATTCTTTTTCCTATCCCGATGAAGTGTGCTTCGCCTTCTTGCCTTGCATCATAAGAGCGAGTGGAAGCAACCTATCGTGGATTGAGGTAACAATCAGATGGGATAACACAGAACGAGCCTACAATGTCGAGGCGTTCAGCGGCAAGTGTATAACCGACTCCAGGGCATACGTACAAGCCTTTTTCGATGGACGCATCAATGCAGGCGTGGACTGGACGTTGAACTATGACGCCAGCATCTTATCCCGGCACATAAGTGTTAAGGTTAACGCATACGATGACAGAGACGGACAGCTTGCGAGCATCGAATTCACTACGAACGTGGTATGGGGTGCGCCAAGGTTCGGGGAGACATGGAACGGCTACAAACGCCTTACGTGGTTCACCAACTATCCGTTCTCTTTTGGTATGTATTTAAGTAAGGCGAACACCAAACTGCTAATCGGTTACGAGGGAGCACCCAACAAATTGCTGGAGATTCCGACCACCGACATGATAGACTTCAATGCAATCATCTTACCGCGCGGTGCAAGGTACTGGAACATCTACGAATACGATGGAGAGATTCAGCAGGGAACTTTCGACAATACTTACGACCTTACTTTCAGTCTAGCCACCGGTGGCAAGCAGTCACTATTGCTGCGCATCGACAGAGACGATACCGAGAGCGGCATCTATCTGCGTTGGATTGACCGACACGGATTCATCCGCTATTGGCTCTTTGCGTCTGGGGAGGAAACGAGAGAGATTGCCAGCGACCTTAGTTTCATACGCAACAATCTGTGCGGATACAGCGACACATACGGCTACGTTGGCGACAGCGGAAGAAGGCAGGGATACGAGCGCACGGATTCAATCAAACTTTGTGCTCCGTTGGTTGACAGTGATACGTTCGATATGCTGCAAGACCTAGCCAGCAGCCCAGTCGTTGACATGTACCTAGGGGGAGACTGGACGCAAGAGGAAGACCAGTGGACGGGCGTAACAATCAAGGCAGGAAGCTACACGAAGAGCACAGCTTGCTTGCAGGATTTCGTGTGCGAAATGGTAATCAATAACATTAACGTTCAGAGATTATGACAGACCAGCAACTTTATATAGACGGTGTTTTGATGGATTTGCCGGAGAGCACCGATGTGGTACTCGACATTAAGAGCAACCTTTTTCGTGACGTCACGAAAATGACATCGAACTACACGTACACCATCCAGTTGCCACGGACGGTGCACAACCTTTCAGTTTTGCAGCAAGCTGACAGACCGAAGAGCGGCAGCAGATACCCTTTTATTTTCCACCAGTGCAGTTATTTCCGTGGAGGTGTGCAAATTATCAAAGACGGACGATTGAACGTACTGAGCATCGAGGAAAGCATCGAGGTATCAATCTACTGGGGTATTATGCCAGCGTTCACGAAGCTACTGGAGAGCGGAATGAAACTGAACGAACTGGGAGTGACAGACAGAGTGCTTTTTGAGAAATACAACACACCGAACACAAGGGAGGAAGCCGTGAGCAAGGGAATATTCTTTGCTTATTACAACCCATACCGAATTGAAAGCAAAGATAACTTTGGCATTAACTTGGTGCAGAGGAATAAGTATACCACGACACAATACTCGCCTAGCCGTGGACGCATCAGAACTGGCACAGAGGTAGGAAAATACATCAGCGGAAAGATAGAGAATGCATCGGACACGATTTGTGCTCTCATTCCCTTCCTGCCATCGACAACGGCAAAAGTGCAGGCACAAGGAAAGGGCGATTACAGAAGTTATGCGGTGCTGGATAAGTATATGCGGGTTCTATCCGTGAGCGGAGAAGACGAGACCCTGGACGTATACACCATCAGAGGAGAGGCTAGAGCTGCATACCTCGTAGTGAATGCACCTGCCGAATATTACAGCACTCTGTCGCTATCAGTTACCGGGCTGACACCTATGCACGAAATGATAGATGGTGATAATAAGGAGGATTTCGTAGGCGATGATGTGGCGGTGGATGAATATAAAACGTCCCCAAAATTCTTGCAGCCATGTGTGACCGTAAACTGGCTATTGTCAAGGATAGCGAGGAAGTCGGGCGTATCTTTCGTTTGGCAGGATGATGAAGCAAAGAAGATGTTGAACAACCTTGTTGTGCCTATCATCAACAACAAGGCAGACGACAAGACTATCATCGGTGATCTGACCGCAGACGTTAAGAGCCGTGACGGACTGGGTCCGCTTTCCTTTTCCGTCAACAACTCATTGACATCAGTCACACCAAGCACTGGCAGCGATGTACAGAAACTGACGATAACGAAGGATTGCGAACTGACCTTTGATGTGCAAGTGCAATACTACGTCAGACATCAGTTTGAAGACGCAGCGGAGATTCAGTTGCCTATGGGCGTGAAAATGACCGTGACAACACCAAGCACTACTGGAGGTGAGGCATCCACGCAGGAATACGAGTTCGGAGATTTGAAATACGAGGATGGGCAGGTTAAGTACCCGGTCGTACTACGCAGCTATGCTATCGATGGCTATCTTTATTTACTTTCGGCAGGAACGAACACAATATCGCTAAAGAAGGACGATGTACTGACGTTTGAGACTATCATGCACGGAGTGAACACAGTTAACCTGCCTTCCGTTTATGGCGGCAAAATCACTGCGAGTGTCAAGAGTGGGGACAGCGTTCCGATTGGTGGAAGTTTCCCTATCGGCATAAACCTGCCTGAAATCGAGGTAACAAACTTCATTAAGTTTCTGGCTTTGATAACTGGCTCGTTCCCTAGGCAACTGACCAACAGCACGCAAGTGCAGTTTATCATGTTTACCAGAGTTTGGGCAAACAAGGCGAACGCCTACGACTGGAGCGGAAAACTCATTCCGTATGATCGCCAAGGTGCACCACGGAAAAGCGAGTATTCCGTTTCCGACTATATGCAGCACAACCGCTACAAGTGGAAGGAAGACGAAGAGACAACCGGGGACTATGATGCAGACCTCGCAATCAGCAACCAGACTTTGGACTATGAGCAGGACACGTGGACGCTACCTTTTGCAGCCAGCGATGACAACCGCATACCGATAAGAACACTGGATTCTTTCGGCATGAAGAATGGTGGAGAGTATAAGGGATGCAAGGAGCGAATAATGACGCTTAGGGATGATAAGGAGCAAGCGGCACTGCGATTCGGTATTGACCTTCAGAACATATTCGATACGAAGTACAAGCAGCTTGCAGCAAGCATCGCCAGTGCGCACGTAATCACAGAGCGGCTCAATCTTTCGGACTTGGATATTCTGGATTTTGACGAAACGAAGCCAGTGTACCTTGCTCAGTATGGAGCCTATTTTGCTGTTTTAGAAATCAAGACAACAAACAGCGGATATTGCGAGGTTACAATGATAGAGTTGAACAACTAAAAAGAAAGAACTATGGTAAGTGAAGACAGACAGCAGATTCTTGACATCAAGGTCAAGTACGAGGATGCAATCTACGGCATCATCAGATACAAGGAAAAGATAGACCAGCTAAAGGCAAGCATCAAGGAATTGCAGCAGCAGGAAAAAGACAAGACCATCACGACAAACGAAATGAAGGTGCAGACGGAAGCCATCAACGCAACCATCAAAGAGTACCAGTACAACGTGCGAGCCTTGCAGAAGGAGATCCAGAACAACGTGCGCACAGAGAACGAGCAGGAAGGCAGCTTGAAGCAGTTGCGTGCCCAGCTTTCCAATGCCACCAAGGCTTACGATGAGATGAGCCGTGCCGAGCGTGATAGTTCCAAGGGTCAGGAGATGCAGGAGCATATCCAAGACTTGATAGAGGAGCTGAAAGAGGCTGAGGAGGCTACTGGAAGATTTCAGCGCAGTGTCGGCAGCTATTACGATTCCATGATGAAGGCGGCTGACGACCTACAGAACACCGAGTTTTTCGGTTTTGATGTTGTTAATGATACTGGAATCGGAAAGGTCATGGAAATGGGAAAGTCCGTGGAAGACCTAAGGGTAAAGTTTGGTGCGTTGAAAAATACGGCTCTTTCCTTATTGACCAACCCTTATTTCCTCGCCATGGCAGGTGTGGCTGGTGTCGGAATGGCTTTCAAATGGTTCTATGACTACAACAAGGGCATAGAGGAAGCCACACGCAAGACCATGCAGTTCACTGGGCTTTTCGGTGACGAAATGAAATCAGTGAGAAATCAAGCCTTGGCAATCAGCGAGACGTTTGGCGTGGATTTTGGCGAAACCTTGCAATCCGCAAATGTAATGAGCAAGCAGTTTGGCATCAGTGTATCAGAATCGCTAAAGCTCTTGCAAGATGGCTTTGTGGCTGGTGCGAATGCTAGTGATGGGTTCCTAGAGAACGTGAAGGAATATCCAACGTACCTGAAGGAGGCTGGATTGAATGCGGAGCAATTCGTGGCAATTTCAACCAACGCCACCAAGCAGGGAATATTCTCTGACAAGGGTCTTGACACCATCAAGGAGGGTAATATTAGACTTCGAGAGATGACTACCGCAACAGCAGCCGCATTGGATGGCATAGGTATATCAAGCAAGAAAGTTCAGAAAGAACTGCAAAACGGTAGCAAGACCACATTCGACATCATGCAGGAGGTCGGTAACAAGCTAAAGGAGTTCCCTGCTTCATCAGCCAAGGTAGGAACAGCCATCGCAGATATATTTGGAGGTCCTGGCGAGGATGCAGGACTAAAGTACATCGAGACCCTCGGAGACATTGAGATGAACATGGATAAGGTCAAGGAACAATCCAGTGATGTTGCCAAGGCTCAGGAAAAGCAGGTGGAAGCCAACAAGCGTTTGAAGGATACCGCAAGTGCACTCTTTGACGTTACTGGTGGCGGCTTTGAAATGATGAAGTCTCAGGCGGCAACATTCGTGAGCAACCATCTAACGAAACTATTGAGGGCTATCATCAACCTTTATAACCAAAGCGTGGCATTTAGGGGATTGATTCAGTTGATAGGCTTTGCGTTTAAGTCTGTCGGGCAGGTTGCCTTGCTTGCCTTCAACATCATCATAGATGCCATTAAGCTTGTTGCAAGACCAGTGAGGGGACTGTTGCAGATGTTTGAGGGCTTTTTCTCCTTTGACGTGAAGAAGATGCGAGACGGATTCAACTCCATCTTTTCGGGTCTTGGCAATACCGTGAAGGAGGCTTGGGGAGACTTGAAGAAATTCGGCAGCGGAATGGCTGATGCTATCGTGGGTGGCATGAAGAATACTTTTAACCATGCTAACATCAAGATACCAGTCAGCGCAGATGCGCCATCCATGGCGACCGCCACAACCGACAATACAAAGCTCAAGGACGGCACTAATATCGCCAGCACTACCCCTAAGACCAAGAAGGAGAAGGCAGCAGCCGACAAGGCGGTAAAGGAGGAAGCCGAGCGCAGGAAGAAGCAGGAAAAGGAATTGCAGGAAGCGATTGCGCTTATCCAGTACAAGTACAACGAGCAAGTAATGGACGCTAAGAAGCGATACCTTGCAGGCATGTACGACAACGAGCGAGACTACAGCAACGACCTCGAACAGCTGGAGAAGGATATGGTGGCAAGGAGCATTGACGCATACGTGGCGGCTGGAGAGATAGGAGCGGAAAAGGCGCAGGAAATGCAGGCAAAACTTCTCGACATCATGATAAAGGCGAAAGCGGACATCAAGAACCAAGCCAAGGAGATTGTGGACGAACTCAACAAGGAGTTCGAGGAAGCAGAGAAGAAGCGAAGGGATGCGGACATCATGAACGGTGGCACTGGAGAGGAAGACGATACAGCCAAGCTGGAGAGATACAAGGCTTTCCTTCAGAGCAAGATGGACGCCTACAAGGACTATGTAACCGTGCAGGAGCAGCTGCAGAAGGATTTGAGCGATGCAGAAGTCAAGGAGCAAGAGGAAGCAAACAAGAAAAAGGCAGCTTTGCAGGAAGAGCAACTAAAAATGATGAGCGACATGATACAGACCATGGGAGACGGTCTGTCCGAGTTCTTCGAGAGCGAGGATAAATCGCTGCACTCATTCCTCAAATCGATGCTGACATCAATACTTGACGCAATCGAGATAGCTGTTAACGCTTACTATGCACAGATCCTGGCGAAGGAGATTGCAAGCAAGTCGTGGGGAGGTGTTGCGAGTGCAGCAGCATTAATGGTACTTATCAAGGCAGCATTTGCCGGAGCGAAAGCAGCAGTCAAGGGCTTCTCCACTGGTGGCTACGTCCAAGGCTCTGGAACCGGAACGAGCGACAGCATCCCGGCAAGGCTTAGTAATGGCGAGAGCGTAATGACCGCCAAGGCGACTTCGATGTTCAGCCCGATATTATCCGCATTCAACCAGCTAGGCGGTGGCGTGCCTATCGTAGTAAACAACGGAGGCAGCAACATCGGCATGGATATGCTGGCGGCAGCTGTAGCAAGAGGGTATCAGATGGCTCCTCAGCCAGTAGTGAGCGTGGAGGAGATAAACAGAACCCAGCGGAGAGTGCAGACGATAGAGAATATCGGCAGGATTTAAAGTGTAGTTATTTCTTTAAGATTTGCGTTCTAAGCGGCTTTCGCTTAAAGGTGGTAAAGTTACACACCCAAGGTAATAAAAGCCGCTTAGAACGCAAAATTTCGGCTTGTTTAGAAAAATTAACTGCTTACGAGATAAACATATCGAAAAATGTCGTATCTTTGCAGCGTTTTAAAACTTAAAAATCACGATTCAATGGCAAAACTCAGAATATACAACGATATCGACAGCCAAGACAACAAGTTTTGGTATCAATGGTGGGGTGGCGATTGTGTCTGCTTTCAGGATATAGATGCTTTTGCAGCAAGCATACCGAAAGACGATGATATAATAGATATGCGCATCTTCTGCAATGGCGGCTCTGTGGTCGAAGGCTGGGCGATTTACGACCGACTGCGGCAGAGCGGAAAGAAGATTTCCTGCACCGTTGAGGGCAAGGCAGCATCCATGGCAACAATCATCATGCTTGCAGCACCAAAGGAGAGCCGCAAGGCATACGAGAACGCTGCCTTCCTGCTGCACAATCCGTGGGTTCCTGGCTGGGGGTTGGGCGACCAGCTGAACGCAAAGGACTTGAAGAACCTGGGCGAGGAAATGCAGATGTGGCAGGATAAGATGGTGGACGCATACGTAGAGCGGTGCGAGTGCGACCGGGAAGAAATTCAAGCCTTGATGGATAAGGACATATTCATCAACACCAGCGAGGCTTTGCGCCTAGGTCTTATCAGCAGCACCGTTTCAGCACTCAGCGCAAGCGCATCAAAACGCAACATAGAAAATTTTATTAATTCAAAACAACAAAATCCAAAAGCAATGGAGAAGAAAACAGAAGTAAAGGCTTCTCTCCTCGACAAGATTCTCGCTAAGTTGGGCGTGAAGACACTGGAGGAAGCAGAGCAGGCGGTGGCAGAGCCACAAGCCAAGGCAGAGCCAAAGGCGATGGAACTCAACACAGCAGACGGACAGACACTGACCGTAGAGCGTGAAGAGGGAGATCCACAAGTTGGCGACAAGGCAAGTCCGGACGGAACGTTTGAAATGCCCGATGGCAAGACAATCGTTGTAGAGGACGGTGTAATTACCGACATTCAGACCGCAGACAACACCGACAATGAGGGTGGTGAAGGCGGTGAGGGCGGCAGCGCATCAAGCACCGACAACGAAACCGTAGCCAAGTTGAAGCAGCAGGTAGCAGCACTCAAACAGCAGTTGAACGACACAAAGGCACAGCTGGCAGGCGCACAGAAACTCGCAAAGAGCAAGGAAGACATGCGCATCCTGAATGCCGTGAAGATGGCAGGCGGTGCTGAGAAGGTGCTGGCAGGCTACAGCAGCCACTACCAGCCAGCACAGCGACAGCCAAGCGGCAAGGGCGCAGGCGTCAACGTGAACCCAGTCGAGGAAGGCAAGAACGCTATCAAGGAGAGACTTGCCAAGCTCCACAAAAAGGGCAAGAAGCAATAAAGTATTAACCCATTAAATCAAAAGAAAATAATGGCAGGATTTACAAAACAGCAGCTCGAGAACCTTAAACTCGAGCCGGAAAACCTCGCAAGCATCAAGGATGCAGTGCAGGAAACCTTCTACAACGATGAAGACTTCTCTTCATTCGTGAACATTCAGAAGGTCAAAGAGAAAGACCCTATCGCTCTTCTCGGAGAGATGGAAATGGTAGGTAAGAAGGGTGGCGGTTGCGACCCTACCTATGAGGAGAAGGGTATCGCCAACTCCCAGAAGCGTTGGGAATTCGGACAGTGGGAAATCCCAGTCAAGATTTGCTACGAGGCAATAAAGGGAACCATCGGAGAGTATTCACTGAAGACTGGTACAGCCATTGGCGACCTCACCAGCACCGACTTTATGACAATCTTTGCAGATGCACTCCAGCGAGCCATGGAGCAGATGATTTGGCGTTTCGGATGGCTTGGTGACAAGGAGGCAGCATTGGCAGGTGAAGGTGGCGGCAAGCTGACAGCAGGCTTAGATGTCAGTAATTTCAACGTCTGCGATGGTCTCTTCAAGCGCATCTTTACAGCCACAGCGACCAAACATACAGCCATCGCAGCCAACAGCGAGACCACGGCAGCATTGCAGATTTCTGCATTGCGCAAGAGTGGTGCGGCTACTACACTTGTAGACACCATCTTGATGGATGCAGACACACGTATCGTAGACGACAGCGATGCCGTATTGCTCATGACACGCTCGCTTGCTGACGCATTGACCTACGACCTCAAGAAGACCTACCACGACATTATGCCGTGGGAAAAGTTGTTCGATGGCTTCGAAGTAGCGACCTACAACGGAGTGAAGATTGCACGTGTCGGCATTTGGGACAGAATGATTAAAGCATACGAGAAGGGCGAGACGACAATCAACCTTCCACACCGTGCGGTATTCTGCAATCCGAAGCACCTTATGATTGGTACAGATGCAGACAACCTCATCAGCGACCTCGACATCTGGTTCGACCAGAAGGAGCGCAGAAACTATCTCTATGCTACCGGTAAGATTGGCACGGCTCTCCTCGAAGAGGACATGATCTATGCAGCTTACTAATCGCTCCAAATTTTCAGTTTAGTATTAAGTTATTTGACAATCCTCAACACCCACAAAACGGTGTTGGGGATATAACAATTAAAAACGAATTAATATGACAACAACTTGCGAGAGCCTTATCGCCCAGGACATCATCGTCCCTTGCGAAGACCAAGTAACAAAGGGACTGGAGGGCGATGGACTTATTATCAACCGAGACGACATCGACTTCACCAAGTCCGTTGTAGCGGGCAATATAATTAAAACATTAGTTTTGAAGACTGGCAAGAAAGCATACGCTATCCGGCAGGAAGGCAGCAAGCCATTCACTGGAACCAAGACCGAGCTGACCGTTGGCACGTATCGCAACAGCTGGAAGAACACCGTAGCAGTCGTGGTATTGGCTAACACACCTGACGTTTGCGCCAATATTATTGACGGACTGGCGAACGGAAAGTTCGTTATCATTCTGCGCAACCTCTCTAAGGGAGCGGACGGAAATGCAGAGTATCAGGTGTTCGGATATGCGCAGGCACTGAAGGCAAGTGCAGGCGAGAACGACAAGTACTCAGACGACACCGAGGGTGGCTGGCTTATCACGCTGGAAGAGGAGAGCGTACCGAAGGCAGCTTATTTCTTCTTCGACACAGACAGCGAGACCACAGCAGCCAAGTATAAGAGCCTTCTGACGGAAGCAGCAGCGTAGCCTATGACATACAAGGAAGCGACAGCCAAGGTCGATGAGTTGAAGGCACGTTTCGACAGTCCCTTTGATGCAACCGACAAGGCAGTTATCGAATCTCTTTACTTCGAGGTAACACGAAAGCGGTTTGTTCCGACAACCTGCCAGCAGTGTTACCACGATGCTTTGATTGAAATTTATCTAAAACTCAAAAAAGAAAAGGCAATGCCAAAAACATGTAATTACGCAATGAAGGCAGGTTTCATCATTTCCTGCCCGGACTTCTACCATGGTAAGATTTTCACTAATGAGAACTTGACCGACAAGGTAGCGCACGAATATCTGACGAAGTACCCACAGATGGAAAGCTACTTTCAGAAGATACCCAGCGAGGAACTCATCGAGAACAAGCAGCAGCCAGAAGGCAGCGACAGCGGTGCAGATGATACCGATGGGAAAGATCCTGCCGAAAAAGCAGCAGGCAGCGACAAGAAAAAAGACCTCGACCAAGCCGAGAAAGCAGGCAAGGAAGAGTGACAAAACAACAAGTAAAACGACACAAGCAATATGAACGTCAAGACAGTTAAAAAGCCAAAGCGAAGGGTTGATATTGGCTACGTCAGCCGATTCAAGATGCAGGCATACGGATATGATAATCTATATCCGCAGAACCTCGCACGCATCACGGAAGCAAGCGGAACGGCAATGCTGTGCCTTAACCGCTATTCCCGATTCATTGAGGGCTACGGCTTCGATAGCGATGTTATCGCAGCGTTAGCGATGAACCAGCAAGGGGACACGGCAGACGATTTACTTCGGAACGTATCGCAAGACCTCGCACGCTTTGGAGGCTTTGCCCTTCATGTAAACTACAACGTTCTAGGGCAGGTGTCGAGCGTGAGCCACGTACCCTTTGAAAATTGCCGCCTTGAAGAGACAGACGACAAGGGGAACGTGGCGCACGTCTTGTTGCATCCCGACTGGGAACAGAAGAAAACGAGGAACGGAAAGCGGTTGATGGTGAACGAGAAGACTATCGAGCGCATCAACGTCTTCAACCCCGACCCCGACATCGTTCTTGAACAGATTGAAAACGCAGGAGGCATCGACAGCTACAAGGGACAGATTCTGTGGCAGAGCCTAGACGGACAGTTTATCTATCCGACAGCCAGCTACGATTCAGCCATCACGGAGATTTCGACCGATGAGGGACTGGGAAACGTGAAGATGCGAAACGTCCGCAACAACTTCCTCGTATCGTGTATGCTCGTAACCAAGAAGGGCGTGCCCAAGTTCGATGAGAAAGGCGAAGAGGTGGAGAGCGGACAGATGATTTCCGATGAAGACCTTTTGCAGTTCCAAGGGGACGAGAACACAGCGAAGATTCTTGCGGTAGAGGTTGAGAACGAGGAAGACGAACCGAAGGTTGTGGCTTTCCCTACGAAGAACTTCGACAAAGAGTTTTCAGTGACCGACAGCAGCGTTATCGAGCGCATCTACGCACAGTTCCATCAAGAACTCTTCTACTCAATCCGTATTGGCAAGCTGGGATTCAGCGGACAAGTGATGCAGGATGCCTACGAGTACTATGCAGGCGAAGTGACGACCGAGCAGCGTTTCATCGAGCGAGCCTTCAAGAAGATTTTCAAGAGCTGGCACGATCCTGCCATTCAGAACCTAGACCCCAAGCTGCAGCCGTTGAAGTATATCAGCAGCGAGGTGGCAGGGAACAACACGATAGATTAATTGATTGAGCCTATGGGAGGACAGACAAGAAAACAACTTATCACGGTAGACCAGTTCCGAGAACTGGCACGACCGACTAGCGCACACCTAGATGAGGATGATGTTAACGCATACATTCGTGAATGCGAAGATGCGAACATCATACCAGCCATCGGGTGGGAGCGGTTCAAGGCAGCGACCGAGCAGGGAGAGTGGGGTGATTCGGTATTGCCCGATTTCCAGCCTGCAACTTTCCTGGACGGTGGCGAATACACCACAAAGAAGGAGGGCGATTGCAGCCAAGACGAAACCAAGGTGCATAAGTACACCAGCGGAATACGCAAGGCACTCGCTTATTTCACTTATGCGAGACTTTTTCGTGCCGATGGCACAATTATAAGCCGAGCAGGTGGAATGCACCACAGAGACGAATATTCAGACCATGTTCAAGATGTATCGAGCAACAAGCAATACAACGACATTATGGATATGGCAGAAAGATATTTATCCGATGCACTAGAATACCTCAAGGCATTCACCCCGAAAGGGGAGGTAAAGCCACAGCGAGGAACGAGGGCACACATCCACGCAATAGGAGATTAATATATGGCAACAATAGACGAAATTAAACAGCAGGCGGAAGCGGTCAAGAACGCTACGCAGGTGGGCGAGAACACAGCCGAGAGGGTAGGCGGTGCTCTCGCTGGCCTTGCAGATATTGCCAAAGAACAAGAAGACAAAATCGGAAAGAAGGCAGACAAGGCGGCTGTTGATGCTGAACTTGGCAAGAAGGCAGACAAGGAAGAAATGAACCGTCTCCTGGCGACAAAAGCTAATGCGGCTGACGTAGATTCTAAGTTTACAGCGGAAGCTGCTAGGGTTAATGCTGAGCTGGAAAAGAAAGCTAATGCTGAAGAGGTGAAGAAATCGTTTTCAGAGCAGACCGCCAAGAATACCGCACAGGATGCCGAGATAGCCAAGAAGGCGAATGCAGAGGATGTTAATAATTCCATGCAAAAACTTGACCAGAAGTTGAACAGAAACCTTCTCGCCATCGAGTTTGACGATGAGACGGGCGACCTCAATGCCATCATCGGACAAGACTCTACCATCAGCTCTGTATCTACAGATGAGGATGGAAATGTAATCATCGAACAAGAAATCATTTAAAAATAACAATATGAGCGCAACGACAAAATTAAATATCGGTAAAATCCCGGTTTCAAAGGGTGAGTACCTGGAGGGTACTACTTACCAGCGTCTGAACCAGGTGACCATGCTTGGCTCAACGTACCAAAGCAAGATTGACGACAATACGTCTGCTCCTGCCCAGATGGGAGCGGACGGAGCCGTTGAGAACATCAACACGGACAAGTGGCTCTGTATTGCGGTTGGAAACGTATCAGCCGCAAAGAAAGTCGTGTACAATAACGAGACCAGCGGACTGGAGGCTGGTAACGTGCAGGAAGCCATTGATGAAGTGATTTCCAAAGCCCCTACAGATTTGGATGATGCATATGATGCAGATTTATCACTTAGTGATGGCAAGAAGGATATTGTTCAATTCAACAAAGGACATATCAGAACAAAGAATTTTGATTCTGAGAAAGCTACTGCTGAACTTGCAAAGAAAGCTAACACTGAGGACTTGCCTACAGATTTGGATGATGCATATGATGCAGATTTATCACTTAGTGATGGCAAGAAGGATATTGTTCAATTCAACAAAGGACATATCAGAACAAAGAATTTTGATTCTGAGAAAGCTACTGCTGAACTTGCAAAAAAAGCTAACATTGAGGACATTGTTAGTAAAGAAGATTTATTAAGCATTTATGATAATTTCTCAAACAATAAAAGAAGTTATAAATTTGTTCACGTTGGTAAGAATTATGAATATCAACATATACAGGACGCTATAAACTCCTGTAAGGATGCTACGTATCTAAACCAATATATGGTTGTTGTTCATAATGATATATATATAAATGATATATCACAACTAAGAAATTTAAATAATACTAGTGAACCTATATCAGAAGATTCTCCATATAATACAACTGCATCGTATATAATTATGAAGAATTTCGTAAACATAATGGGAGAAAATGGCAGACAAGTAAAGATAGAGGTAAATATTCCTTCAAATCAGCTCAATGATAAACAAGGAAAATCTAGAAAAGACCACCTACATTGTTGTCTCGCTTATGGTTCTTTTATTATGAAGGATTTGTATTTTAAATGTACAAATACTAGATATTGTGTTCATCAAGAAAATGGAAGCGGGTCTATAAATGGTGCAGATTCTAACAAAGTAAAGCGTTACATAAATATTAAAATGGAACGAATGAAAGGAGTTATGAATAATTATGGACCAGCTTATGGTGTAGGACTAGCTCCAAATTTAAGAGTATATATGGAAAATTGTGAGATAATATCTCACATAGCCGGTGCAATAAACGAAATGCATACACATCCCAACTATGATTATCCATGTGAATACAACATAAAGAATTGTGCATTTATTGGTAATGGAGACGCACAGGGTTTTTCCGACTTATGTTCAGGAAAGAAACATAAGTTTGTTATTGAGGGAACAAGAATGTCTAGATGGAATAGTACCAGAGGTGTTTATGGAAACTTTGATACAGCATCTTTGTGCCACGATATTCGTAACGGAGGTATTTCACTTAGTGGTCATGGAAATAGTTGCCCAATGGGAATAGAGAAAATTAACACTCTTGTATTCTCTACAAATACTGCTAAAGAAATAACTGTAGATAAAGAAAGCAGTGCCTGCAATGTTTTATTTGGAGAAGTGTTCAAAAGATACAACAACTGTATAATTGGAAGTGAGTATATTCCATATTCTGCAACATATAAAGGTTTAAATATGGGTACAAGACTAGGTGATTGTACTAGCAAAAACTTACAGTTGGTATTGAATGTAGGAGAACAAACCGTAACGTTTGTATTTGACAAGGACTATACAAATTTAAGTAACACTTCAATATTGTCTGAAATGCGAGATAAGATTTCACAAGATAATATAGACTTAAACATTAGTGATATTTTTGATTTAAGACGACTATATTTTACAGACGAAGTCGCACTTGTAAAAAATACAGGAAACAATGCGTTGAATATTGATGATGCTGTAGTCAAAACAGATATTGGTGTAATGAAACAAGCAGACGATTCTTTTGTTTACGGAATTGCAGCTGAGAGGATTGACCCTGGTAGTGAAGGTTATGTGATATTAAGAAATCATCAAAAGTTTGACAAGTTTAAAGGCAAGTCTGACTATATTGTTGGCAAATTTTATAAATTTTCAAACAATGGAATAATAAAAACAGAAAGTAAAAGCGATGCAGATTTCATCTGTACAGAAAAGAGTGAGTTTTTAAATATTATACAATGGATTTAATTTATTAAATTATGGGAAAAAGATTAATTGTTAAAGGTGCTGATTTTAGCACCAACGGTATTACTGCTTATAAGTTTGTTCTTGTAACAACAAATCAAGTTAAAACTTCTTATACAAATAAGAAACTTAACTTATATAATATTATTGATATTTCAACAATTACTGCAAATACAGAATATTTTATAAAAGTTACTTCAAATGGCAATAAGTTCAAAGACGTGACACTAGCATTAATCATACATAAAAATTCTACTTATGAAACTTTATCGAAGTTTCATATTGGAGATTATGATCCATTCAAGGTTGAAAATATACCTGATAGTTTCATTTTGCAAACGATTGAAGATATTGATAATAATGTAGCTGGTGACGATACTTTAACTATAGACATCTACCAAAAACAAGAATTTATATAAGAACTCTTAGAGTGTTAGTAGATATTGAATTGAACTCTAAGTCGCTGAGTTTATAAATTTTAAAATAAGACAATATGAAGAAGAAACAATTACATGAAGCACTGGCTGTGCTTCTTACTAAATTATCATCGGCAAGGGACAATCCCTTGCTGATGGATAACTACGTGGTGAAAGCCTGCGCACGGTTCTTTTGGAATATAAGAAATCTGGCGAACTCCACGAAGCATACAAGGAGCAGATACAATCCACGCTGGAGAGTGACAACCCCTGGGTAGCTATGATGATGAAGTCAATTGGCGCAGATCCTTCTATTAAGAAGAGTATGACCGATGAAGCCATTGATGGAATGATTGATTCGATGTTAGGGAACGATTAAAACATTTTATTATGAATGACAAGGAGAAAGAACTATGGCGAGTTATAGACAACGTAATCAAGTGTTGTGCTATTGAACTGCCGAGCGGAGAGTTGAGCATTACGAGAGAAGACGTTCTCGGCAAGTCGAGAGCAGAAAACCTCGTAATGACACGATGTATGGTCGTTGAACAGATGATACACGCAGGATTCAGCATTACGACCACTGCGACCGTATTAAACCGCACTGTTCCAGCAGTGAGACATCTTTGCAAGATGGCTTACACATACATCAGCACTTCTCGAGTTTATCGACTTGCCACGGCACAAGCGACCTTGCTAAACAAGGACGTAGAGCCGATTTGTGTTTAATCATTCAGCAGAAAACAAAAAGAAAATAACCAAAAGCGTTCTTTGAAAATAATTCGATAAATACCCCTGCACTAACTTTTTGGAGCGAGCCAAAAATCAGAGTAACTTTGCAGCGGATTCCAATATTTGGTTTCCGTAACGTAATTAACTCAAAATTTTATGGCAGACACAATTGAAAAGGTCTATTGCACTGGGGACGGTGGCAATGACAACCTAGCAGCAGCCTTGCTCGCTAGAGGTAGAGACAATGATCCAGCGACTATGCTGGCAGCAATGAACGGTGGTATGGGCAACTGGATGAATAACCCGTTTGCCTATATGATGATGATGGCTTGGATGCGAGACTGGAATAACCGTGGCGGCAATTTGCAGGACACGGAATTGCAGAATCAGATTGCGAGCCTTCGCACACAGATGCAGGACGGCAATAATACGGCTCTCCTGATGGACGCAGTGAAGGGCAACAATGTTGCTCTTGGTCAGCTGGCGCAGAATCTTAACTGCGATATGAACCAGCTGCAGAATGCAGTCTGTGGCGTGCAGGCAGCAATCCAAGATGTAGGCGGCAAGGTTGGTCTCAGCGCAGAGCGAGTAATCAACGCAGCGAACCTCGGAAACCTCAACATCATCCAGCAGTTGAAGGACTGTTGCTGCCAGACCCAGCAGAACATCATCAAGATGGGCTACGAGAACCAGCTGGGGCAGAAGGACATCCAGAACTCAATGCAGCGAGGATTCGATTTCAACAACCGCAGCATAGAGCGAGGCTTCTCAGCACTCGGTTTCCAGCTTCAGCAGGATAAGTGCGACATCATCCGCTCGAACCAAGACAACACCCAGCGCATCGTTGACGTTCTCAACAATCACTGGCATCAGGATTTGCAGCAGAAGTACAACGATGCACGCCTGGAGTTGAGCCAGCAGAGACAGAACGCTGAACTTATCGCGGCATTGAAGACCACCACGACCACAACTGGAGCGTAGGCGGTTAAACTAAATCTATCAAGGGGCAACTCGCTGTTTTATCAGTGAGACCCCTTTTTGTCTATTTATCGAATTATCTAAAAAGAGCGCATTATGGAATTTAAGAATATACAAAGAAATCACCCGGTCTATCTGCTAGACAAGCAGACGGTGGAAGTTAAGGAAGGCAAGGTCGTAGACAACCATCCGCACATCAACACTGGCATCGCAACCATTTCCAGCAGCGGACAGCCAATGCGAGACGTAACAATCGAGGTGGAGGGAAAGCAGACCATCTACACCATACCCGAACACCTCGGAGTTACCTTTGCAGGCGAAATCGTACTGGCAACCGACAAGGCAGACCTTTTGCCAGAAGTTGGGAAATTGGTAAATGAAGCCGATGAGATAATCAAGGCATACGAGCCAAGCAAGGAGCGGAAAGCCAAGGGCGAAGAACTTCTTGCAGCTTTGAACCCGGCAATCAAGGAGAAGCAGGAAACCGAAAAGCGTTTCAAGGCACTTGAGGGCGATATAAGCGGCATTCGTGGCATGGTTAAACAGTTACTCGACAAACTAGGATAGGAGGGCGCACAATGAAGAAAATCATCGTTTTGCGCCATTCTTGCGATAGCGAGGAAGAGCGACACCATCACCAAGAGAACGACATCATCCACAGCTTACCATACGAGAAGGCAGCAAAGGCACTCATGGGAGCCAGTGGGTACGTGGCATACGTTGCCAAGCACGGCTACCACTTCACGAAACAGCTAGCAATCAAGGCAAGCGAGCAGATGAAGAACGTAGACGGAACGAGCCACCGGTGGACGGTAGACGAAATCCGGCTGGCGACAAACAACGAGATAATCTCAAAGGGCACAACCCTCGGGGATATTCTCTATTTGGCTAATATGGCTTATGCGGACTTCTACCCGAAGGTAATCAAGACCGAGAGCGACTGCGTACAGTATGCTATTGCCGTAGCCAGTGATCCGGACGGATACGAGGGTATGGCATTCTGCAGGTGGACGGCAGACATCATCGGGAAGGGTGTGACCATCGACTGGGAGAAATTGGAATAACCAAAAAAAATAAATTGATATGAGCGAAGTATTTCACGATTTTCAGGTGCACCACCTTTATTTGTGCGCCCTAGTAATTTTTATCTGTTTCGCTACAATTCTGATAGCGATGACAATTGACCTGATAGCAGGCATACAGAAGGCGAAGGAACTGCATGTTGCAAGAACGTCAACCGGGTTGAAGAAAACGTGCGACAAGGCGAAGAAGTATTTTCCGACATTCGGTATTGCTTCGCTTATGGACGTTGCTACGTGTATTATCTCTCCCTTCCCTATGTTCTCCATCGCCTGGTCGGTGTATCTGCTTTCGTGCGAGTTCAAGAGCATCCGGGAGAAGGCATACGAGAAGGCAGAGATACGCAAGCAAGACCGCACGATGCAGGTGATCCTGGAGAATAAGGACGAAATTGCGAAGGCAGTTGTCGAGATAATGAAAGAAGAGCGGAAGAAAGGAGGAGATAATGAGGATAACTAGAGCGCAACTAATAAAGGTAATGCCGAATGCAGGCAGCAGGGCAGACACCTATCTTCCAATCATCAACGGATGGGCAGAGCATTTCCACATTAATACACCTTTGCGAATGGCGCACTACCTCGCACAGATTGCCCACGAAAGCGGAGAGTTGAGATACACCAAAGAACTGGCAAGCGGCAGAGCCTACGAGGGCAGGAAAGACCTCGGAAACACCCAGCAGGGCGATGGCGTGAAGTACAAGGGCAGGGGATTGATACAGATTACCGGGCGAGCCAACTACCGGAAGTATGCCGGATATTGTGGCTATGATGTAGTGGAGCAGCCTAAGTTATTGGAGAAGCCTCTTGGTGCCACACGTTCATCGATGTGGGTATTCGACACTTTCGGCTGCAATGAGTTGGCAGACCAAGACAACTTGAAGGCTATCCGCAAGAAGATAAACGGAGGCTACAAGGGACTGGTAGCCTGCGAGAAGTATTTGAAGCGAGCCAAGGAAGCCTTGAAAATCAAGGTGCTTGCGTAATAAACATATCAATCTAACGTTTATAAAGTATGGAAAATTCAAGAAAAGGGCGAAATTTGCGTTCTGTGGCGTTATTTCTCGCCATGCTTATAATTACCCCACTTTTGATTTTGGGCTGTTCCTGCGCTAAAACAGCCGCAAATAACACGGTTTATCACGACAGCACACACACCAGTGCAAGACGTGACAGCGTGAACCATCGACAGATCCACTGGCAGGACACGCGACAGCACGACAGCGTATTCAGGCAGGACAGCGTGCTGGTGTACATCAAGGGAGACACCGTAATAAAGGAGCGGTGGCACAACCTTACGACCACCAGATGGAAGACATCGACCAAGACGGACACCATCGTGGGCGACATTTACACATTCGTGACCGACACCGTAAAGGTCAAGTATTACGTGAACCGATACAAGACCAAGGAGGTAGAGAAGCCAGCGAGCACATGGCACAAGATAAGATTATTCGCTGGCGATTGCGTATTGCTATTCCTGACAATCCTTGCAGTTTGCTGGATAAAGGAGCGCATCAAGAAGAGGGTTCAATAGGTTCAATCATAATATCAATCTTTAAAAGGGCAGGAAGCGCAGGAGAGCGTTTTTCTGCCCGTTTTTTTTGTGCGAAGAACACTTTTCATTGAGAGAAAAGGGGTAGGGGATATGAGAGTTAGATTATATTCATTCTAGCTAATGCGTGCAGGTTATTATTATATAGAGCGTGGAAAACGTACCGAGAACGACCGAAAACGTACCGAGAACGACCGAAAACAGCTGTGCTTACGACATAAACAGCCAATAAAAGTTAAAATATTAATATCTTTCGGGAAAAGTTTTGGTAGAACCGAAAAATATTAATATCTTTGCATCGTGTTTAGGAGATAAGCACATTAAACATTCAGTAACTAAGCCCTAGGCAACACGGTTAAGCCAGAGAAAAATGAAAAAGCCAAATTCAAACGTTTTAGAGTTCACAACAAAGTTTATCAACTCAAACTTCCGTATTAAGGTCTTCGGACGCACAGAGGATGGCAAGAAGATAAACACACTCGTAGGAGTAAGCGGTATCTTGAAGCTCATCGGTGCAGAACTCTTCAATAAGTTCATCAAGCGAGCATTGAAGGCTGGTATGGATGCTTGCCGCTGCGCACTCAGAAGAGGATTGGTTGTAACACTGTACGCTAAGTAATCAAGGGAGGACATAGATATGGGCGACTGGAAAGTATGGAGAGTTATCGAGTGCTACGGAAGTTATACCGTAGCACTCGTAAAACCCGAAATCAACGGAAGAGACAAGGTTGTTGAGCACTCAAACAAGTGGTTCGGATTTTCAGAAATAAAAGAAGCCGATAAGCTTGCAGCCCAACTTAACGAGCGAGACGGATTAAAAGAACTTTATGATTAAAGATAGGAGGCAAGACAATTATGGAATTAGCACTTTTAAAAGCGGAAGACCGCAAGAGAAATGTTGTAGGGATAAAAGAAATTGAGTTCGACAACAAAAAACAAAGAATGATGCAAGCAAAGGCGTTCGGGCGCAAAGTAGGGGCATTTAAAGTTTACATTAACTGGGCGACTGGCATGGAGATATATACACCTTCCGAACATTGCTTTGAGAGAATAAACAGATAACAATTTCAATAGAATTATTAACCAGCAGGGCGCAAGCCCTGCACAATATATCAAGATATGAAACAGTACATTTTGAACGGCAAAAATAGCCTTGGGCAAGTTGATAGTCACATCGAAGACTACAGAACCAAGGAGATAATGGAGGAAGAATTTCCTCGAATCAAGGAAACCTTCAAAAACAATCCACACGCAGAAATGCTGGAAGAAGGAGACCGACACTTCAAGGTTAAAATGAGTGGAGTGACATTCAAGTATTACATCACTGAAAGAGAAATTTAAATTTGGTAAGATATGAAGGAATACGACAAGATACCAGCACAAGCAGTGGTCGAGGTAACGACCAGCTGGGGAAGAACCTGCCTGCGAGAGATTGGGCGAGACCTAGAGGAAGGCACGGTGCTCGATGGCTATTATTATCCGGTAAGCAAGGCTTTCGACTTTAATTGGAAGGGAGAGGGAGCAATGCTGTGGATCGGGGACAACGGAAGGCTTGTAAGTCTCGGAGAAGGGCAAAAGCATAAATACATGATGCTATCCCGAATGTTATCCGATTGCAAGTACTTCCTTCGCTACCCATACTGGCGACACCTCTATTTCCCGAGCATCGCCCGGCATTGCAAGGAAATGCGCCAGTACTGGCTGGAGTTGAATATCAAGCCGGAGTGGTTATCTTATAAGCAGATCGGCAGGATTGAGCACAAGATGAACAGAATGAAAACCAAGTTGGATAGACAACTGAAGATAGACCATTTAAAAGAGACAGAAGACAATGACAGAACAAGAGTACAGAGAAGCCCTGCACGAAATCAACGTGAAGGCTGAGAACGAAAGAAGAATGCTGGCAAGAGCATTTGCTACTGAGCACAGCTCAGTTTTGGTAGGAGATTATATCAGCGACCACTGCGACACGATAAGGGTTGAAAGCTGGGAGATTTCGAAGAGAACCCACGAATACAACTCCTTGCCTTGCCTGGTATATCGCGGTATGACCTGCAAGAAGGATGGCACGCCACGAAAGAACCCGAAGAGGTGTAGCATCTATCAGTGCAACCTTTTGCGAGTAAATGGAGAACCAGTAAAGAATCACGGATATGGAGAATAATAGAAGAAACATCAAGAGAACGAAGAAGGGTGCTGGCGATGCGGTCATTCTTGATTATTTAAGAGGAGGATTGATGTATGGCTAATATATATATTACCGAAGAGGAATATGATGCAATATCTTTTTGCTCGGAGGAGATTACATCATTGGTTGAAGGAGGAGCAGAAGATGAATACGTAAAAGAAGCTGATAATGCGTTAAGGTCAATTGCATCAATTCAACGTAAGTATCGTAAAGCACTGAAGCGTGAGAATGCTCTTAAAGATGCCAAGGCTGCAGTTAAGAAGTTGCACCCAGAGTTAAAGGGAGAATTTTACAACAAGTTAGTTAAGAATGTAGCAGAACAATTAATAAACGGAGGTAAAAATGGCAAAGATTAAGAGTACCAAGAAGGGAGCAGGCAAGACGGTCAAGCTAGTTGGCATACAGATAGACAACGACCTGCTGCCTTTCCTCAACGCATTGCCCAACAAGTCACGATTCATCAATGATTTGTTGAGAAAGAAATTTTTTGGTAAATAATTTGGTGGTTTCAAAGGAAAAGCGTACCTTTGCATCACTGAATGTTTAAAGTGGTCTCCACTTATTACCCCAGCGGCTCGACTTTTTCACCGCTGGGGTATTTTTATGCTCTTTTCCCGATTTACCCCGAATTTTGCGTTCTGTGCCGCTTACGTGGTAAGCACGTAAAACTATCCCCGAAAACAATTTGAGCCGTTTCTGCGGCAAATTCGCAAGAAATAAGGCTATTTTTTGTCGTACAGCACGTAATCAATAACCCTGCGGTTGGCATCGTCCACACGGGACAAGTCCGCATTGATGTATGTGTCAGTTACCCGGACACCGAACGAGTGACCCAGCGCAAGCGACACCACGTCCTTCTGTATACCAAGATTGAAGGCGATAGATGCCCACGTATGGCGAGCGTAGTACGTAGTAAGCCCTGGGCGAACCTTTGCGAGTTTCTTGTTTATCATAACCGTTGCAGAATCAACATTTTTGAAATGCTCCGAGAAACGAAGCAGCTTCTTTTCCCCTTGGTATTTCTCGATGATTCGGAGAGCTTCTGGATGAAGAAGGATAGAGTAATGCCTGCCAGTCTTCGCCCGGTCGTATTCCAGTCTGCCACGGACAATATTCTCCTTTGTCAAGGCAAACAAGTCACGCACATTGATACCAATCAGCAGGAACATCAGCAGGAACATGTCGACCAGTTCATCACCACCAGCTTCGAAGATAGAGCGGATTTCTTCAACGGACAAATCTCGCTTTTTCGTTGTCTCAAGCCGGAGACTGTACCTGCGGAAGGGGTAGTTTTTCGTCTGCTCATTATCTATCGCCAAGTTGAAGACAGCAGCGATACAGAGCATCCTGCTGGTTCTGGTATTCCTGGACAAGCCTTCCTTTGCCATGAACGCATCGAAGTCCTCAAGCCAAGAGCGGTTAATCTCATCGTATGTAAGCAGAGCCGCTTTTTCCTTCCCGATGAAAGCTTCAATCTTTGCCCAAGTGTACTTGTATCTGTTTATAGTATTTTCTTTCAGATTCCTTCCCTCGTAGGCAATGAAGCCATCACGAAGCAGGGCGACCTTCTCCCTTGCAGGCTCGGCTTCAAGCATGATTAAGTCCCGGAGTTCCCTAGCCGTAATATCGCCCCGGTATGTTTCCCTGCATTGCGCCTTCATCATCATTCTATTATAAAAATTCAGACGGTCAAGCAGGAAGTCGTTGATAGCATCACGATCGGGACGCTTGCGCACCTTGCAAGACCTTTTATCCCACTCATCTTTCTTGCAGTATTGATTGAGGGATATGAAGGCAGTCCCACCGTGATGGTTGACGGCAAGCCGGATGGAGAACGTACCATCCTGCCTTTTTACCCTTGTATCTAAATATAGTCTCAGTGTTGCCATAATTCCGTGCAGTATTTATTCAGTTTATTTTCAGCGTTAAGAGCCGCGATTGTGCAACGTGGTGCATGATTGCGGCATTTTCAAGTTATCAGAGCATCAAAGAACCCCTTTAAATACTGGAGAAACCAGTAAAGTTGTACTTAAAATCATAATCTTTTCCTTTCTTTTTTATGTTATTATCAATGTT